TTCGCTGCACGACTCACAGCATTGGAAGGAGAATAGATTATGAGTAAGTCAAGAGATTCAGTAGAAGACCTACGGACGATAGACACAGTAACTGCTACGGCTAACGCTGCATTGCCTAAAGCTGGTGGGGCTTTAACTGGAGCCGTGACAACCAACAGTACCTTTGATGGTGTAGACATTGCTACCAGAGATGGTGTACTTACTTCTACTACAGCTACCGCAGCAGCAGCCTTGCCCAAAGCTGGCGGCACTATGACAGGCAATCTAGCCACAGCAGGTATCAGCAGTGTCACAGCAGGTACATCAAACTTTGTAGCTGGTGTTAACGCTGGTAATAGCATTGTGTCTGGTGGTAATAAGAATACTTTAGTTGGCGATGAAGCTGGCACTACAATTACTACGGGTGATAATAACACTGGGGTTGGTTATTTTGCTTTATATTCTAACACTACAGGTGTCAGCAACACTGCATTAGGTGCAGACACTTTAACTGTAAACACGACAGGCGCTAACAACACTGCCGTTGGTAGACAGGCTTTAGACTCTAACACTACTGGCGGTGACAACACTGCTTCTGGGTTTGATTCTCTAAGTGATAACACCACAGGTTCTTTCAATTCTGGTTTTGGATATGAGGCTTTGGCTCGTAACACTACGGCAAATAATAACACTGCTGTTGGTTATCGTTCTTTAAAGTTTAACACTACAGGTACAGGCAATACAGCAGTGGGGAAAAACGCACTAGACGCAAACATAAGTGCATCTAATGTCACTGCTGTCGGCCTTAACGCACTAGGCTCAAACACCACAGGTGCTAACAACACTGCTGTTGGTACAGCTTCTTTAGGTAGTAACACTACAGCAAGTAAAAACACAGCATTTGGTTATGCTTCTTTAAATGCTAACACTACAGGTACAAGCAATACAGCAGTTGGTGACATTGCTTTAGTAGCAAACACCACAGGTGCTTCAAACGTAGCAGTTGGTGAGGGTGCTTTAACATCTAACACCACAGCAAGTAACAGCACTGCGGTTGGTTTGTCTGCTCTGCGTAATAACACTACAGGGGCAGAAAACACTGCTGTTGGAAGAAGTGGTTTATATAGCAACACCACAGGTTCTAACAATATAGCAGTTGGTTCATACGCTCTGTCATTAAACACCACAGGGGCTAGCAACACTGCCGTTGGTTTAAGTGCTTTAGAGGCTAACACTACAGGTATAGAAAACACTGCGGTAGGTTATAATTCTTTGGACGCTAACACTACAGGTGATAACAATACCGCTATAGGTCGTCTTGCCCTTACCGCAAACACTACGGCTGGTTCTAATACCGCAGTAGGAGTTGCAGCGATGCAGTCATCTACAACAGGTTCTTACAACACGGCTGTCGGTGCTGGAGGTGCTGGTAATGCTCTTACCACAGGGTCTAACAATACGTTTGTAGGGTATCAAGCAGGTAGGACTTTTACAACAGGATCAGAAAACGTCTGCATTGGGTATCAATCTGGTGGCACGTCAGACAGCAATAATTACTCACTATGGATAGCTAGAGGCAGTAGTGGTGTTGGCTCTTCTTCCGTATGGATTTATGGTAATTCAAGTGGTGCGTGTTATCAAGGTAATAATTCATCATCATGGACTACAGTATCAGATGAACGAATTAAAAAAGATATTGTTGATAGCCCTAATGGTCTAGCAAAGATTGATGCTATTCAAGTGCGTAACTTTAATTTTAAAACAGATAACGAAATAACTGTTGAAGGATTTACTGCGTGTGATTCTGAGGGATTACAAACAGGCGTGATAGCACAAGAGTTAGCATTAGTTCTACCTAACGCAGTTACCGAAAACGAAAACGGAATGAAGCAAGTTAACACTGACCCAATCTTTTGGTCAATGGTCAAAGCAATACAAGAATTATCAACCCAAAACGCAGCACTTGCTGCACGTTTAACAACCCTAGAAGAAGGATAGTAAAGATGGATGAATTAACAGCAGAACAAATCGCACAACACTACTCAGCTTGTGGTGATTCCGTAGCACTAATCAATGGCAGTCAGCCAGAAGGTATGTCCGATGAAGATTGGGCAGACTGTGTAGCACGTAACAAGGAACATTTGGTTCTTATGTTGGCTAAAGATTACTGGACTACCGAAGATATGACTGCTATCACAGCAGCCGCAGCTTAGGAGAATAGTATGGCATACGGAACTAAGATGGTATCACCACCAAAGAAGGGAAAGAAAAAGAAGACTAAAAAATAATGTATGCTCTTGTAGTAGCTACTATGCTCTCTGTAAGTACAGAACCTGCAATGCCTGTAATGGTATCTAGTTATTCAACTCTTAAGAAATGTAGAGTGGAGTTACTGGTAGTAGCTAAAGAGTTAGAGTATGCGTTAGTTACGAGTCCTCTTTTAGGCTATGCGGCTCAGAAAGAAACTGAGGATAAAACCACGATAGCATTCTGTGTAAAAAACATTGAGAGTATATAATGAACTCTAGTCCTTTAGAGATATACCCAGTTCATGTATCACCTACTCTTGCTCCTATAGGACAGGGTTTACTTATTGAACCATCTGTCAACAAGGTTAATGCTGAGTACCTAGTAGTTCAACCATCAAGAGAACCATACGGGATTCCCGTAGAGTATACAAAGAGGGTATGGGTATGTTAGCAGAACTGGCTATTGCGAATGCTGCCTTTGCAGTTATCAAGCAAACATTATCCAATGGTAAGGAGATTGCTGATGCTGGATCTGCTGTAACTAAATACTTTAGTGCAAGTCAATCTATACAACAGAAAGCTGCTATTGGTACTGGTGATGTACTAGGTGCATACCAAGCAAAGCAAGCAATAGAGAGGCAAGAGAAAGAACTAGAGTTTATGCTTAACAAACAGTCTATTCAAGGATACTATAAGTATTGTCAGTTTAGAGATGAGTTCCATAGGAAACAAAAAGCAGATGTTAAGAAACAAAAAGCACAGGCCAAGGAAATTAAAGATACTTTGGTATTAGCAGGGCAGGTTGTAGGAATCCTTGTAACTATCCTAGCTGCTTTCTTTGGCGTAGTTATGTACATCAAATATTAAATATGAGTGATACTAAATTGACAGAATCAGAGAAAGATGAGATAGCTGAGTTAGCTGCACAGAAAGCGTATGATCGTTTCTACCTTGCAGTAGGTAAGTCGGTTGTTAAGAAGTTAATGTGGATCATTGGAGCAGGTTCATTTGCTTGTTGGTTATACTTTCAAGAGGGTACATTCTAATGCCAGACGCTAAACTAACTAAGCTAGGTCTAACAGCCTACAACAAACCTAAGCGTACACCTAACCATCCTAAGAAGTCTCATGTGGTGGTAGCTAAAGAAGGTGGAGTAACTAAGACTATTCGCTTTGGTGAGCAAGGGGCTAGTACAGCAGGTAAGCCCAAGGCTGGTGAGAGTGATAAGATGAAAGCCAAGCGTAAGTCATTCAAGGCTAGGCATGGTAAGAACATTGCTAAGGGTAAAATGTCTGCGGCATATTGGGCTAATAGGGAAAAATGGTGAGGTTATTATGAAAGGTGTTAAACATTACTTACTAAATGGTAAGGAGTACAAAGGTAAGACGCACAAGCATACGTCAGGTAGAGTTATGACAGGTGCAAAGCATACTCCTTCTAGTAAACCTCTAACTCATAAGAAGAAGAAGTAATGTTTGGTATGCCGATAGAAGTTATCACATTGCTGTTAAGCGTCCTAGGAGGCGCTGTAATGAAGATGTGGGCACAGGCACAGAAGGATAAGGCTGACCAGCAAAAGATGCTCATGCAGCAATTCTCGGCCTCTGAGGACAGTGTAGCAGCAGCACGTAGCTACGATACTCCTAATGCACAATGGATACGTAGATTCCTAGTGGTGTCCTTTATGGGTATGGCAATGTTTATTCTTATTGCTCCTATCTTAAACCTACCAACAGTAGTACCAGTAGAAGTAACCAGTGGATTTAAACTTCTATTCTTTGACTTCACTACAACAGTAACAGAGTGGAGAACACTAGAGGGTATGGTTACTCCTGAGTGGCTACCTCATGCAATCATGTCAGTTGTTGGTATGTACTTCGGTCAATCAATTGTAGCAAGAAAATAAACCTCTTGACTTTTAAACAGAAATATGGTATAATCCTATGAATTACTTAGCAGCAATCAACTCAGTTCTTGTACGTCTACGAGAGCGAACAGTAGAATCTATTAATGAGAATGAATATTCATCTCTTATATCTACTTTCATTAATGATTCAATTCAAGAAGTAGAACAAGCATGGGACTGGTCTGCCTTACGTCAGAGTCTAACTGTTACTACTACTAATGGTATTTTTAATTACGAACTAAATGGTTCTCAGAACAGCATCAAGGTTCTAGGGGTTGTTAACGCAACAACTCAAAGTGATGTTGATTACCAGACTGCCAATTGGTTTAATGATAGATACTTAACTCCTTCTCCAGCCACTGGTTCTCCTAGTTACTACTCTTTCAATGGTGTAGGTACTGATGGAGATACGCTTGTTGATCTATACCCTAAGCCTGATGGTGTGTACACAGTTAGGTTTAATGTTGTTCAGAGATCAGCAGACCTAGTAGCAGAGTCAGATAGAATACTTTGTCCTCATCGTCCTATCGTTCTGTTAGCCTACGCTAAGGCTGTAGAAGAGAGGGGTGAAGATAATGGACAGACAGGTAACACTGCATACATGGCAGCTAACAACTCATTATCTAACGCAATAGCATTAGATGCGTCAAAGCATCCAGAAGAGACTATATGGTATAATGTATGAAACAATTAGTTAGTTCTTCCATTGCAGCCCCTGGATTTTATGGGTTAAACACTCAGGAAAGTAGCATTACTTTAGCTAGTGGCTACGCATTACAAGCAGATAACTGCGTCATAGACTCTGAGGGTAGACTAGGCGCACGTAAAGGTTATGTGTATCAGACTACTTCTGGTGGTACATCTTCTTCTCTTGTTGGTATGCACGACTATGTAGGTTCTACTGGACACCTTGGGTATATTACTTGGGGCAATGGTAAAATATATAAAGGTCTTGGCACACTCACTGATATATCTACAGGGCATGGTACTAATAATGATTGGCAAGCTGCTTCACTAGGAGGGTTTGTATACCTAGCACAAGCTGGTAAAGCCATGCTCAGAGTAGACTCTAACTTTGCAGTGACAACTCATGCAACAACATCCGCTAACCTACAGTTCTCTTTTGTAACTTCTGCCTCTGGTAGGCTATGGGCTGGTGGTACAGCGACAGACAAGTATACATTGTATGGGTCTGATTTACTTACTGGTGCATTTCATGGAGGGTCTACTTTAACCTTAGACCTAAGAAGAGTATGGACTAATGGTGGTGACGAGATTGTCAGTGTTGCTGGATTTAACGGACGCATCATTGTATTCTGTAAACGATGTATTGTAATCCTTGGTGACACTAACAACAATGATTTAACTATTGATGCCACTAAACTAGAAGTAATAGAGATACTAGAGAATGTAGGATGTGTGTCTAAGAAGTCCATACAGGCCGTAGGAGACGACATCTACTTCCTAGCTAACTCAGGGTTACGGTCTTTGAATCGTGTCATACAAGAGAAATCTAACCCCTTAGCAGACCTGTCTGTTAATATACGTGATGATCTAGTAAAGATTATTAATACATACTCTACTGAAAATGTAACTGCAATCTATTCAGCAGCTAATGCTTTCTACTTATTACTGTTCCCTAGTTCTAAACTTATCTATTGTTTTGATACTAGAGGTAGACTAGAGAATGGTGGACTACGAGTAACTAAGTGGGTGGACACTGATATACTAAGTGGTCTATCTGCTTTTGATGGTACTCTCTATCTAGGGTTAGTTAATGGAATAGCTAAGTATAGTGGATTTCAAGACAATGGAACATCTTACTACATGGCCTACAGTACAAACTACTTTGACTTTGATCAGCCTACAGTTAATAAAATATTAAAGATTGTAGGTGTGACTGTTATAGGTGGAGGTGGTCAGAACTTTGTTGTTAAGGTAGGTACTGATTACACTGATCAACCTAGATCCTATAATAGAACAGTTAAACAAAGTGATGTATCTGAGTACGATGTTGCTGAGTATAACATTGCAGAGTTTACAGGTGGCGGTTTAACAGATCGTATTAAGGTTGCAGTAGGTGGTCATGGTAGTGTGATTCAATTAGGATTTGAGGCTTACATTAATGGTGATCAATTATCAATTCAAAAGTTTGACGTTTATGTTAAACAAGGCAGGACTAACTAATGAGTAATTATACTAAGTCAACTAACTTTGCTGTGAAGGATGGACTCAGTTCAGGTACAGCAGCTAAACGAGTACGTGGTACAGAAATAGACGATGAGTATAATGCTATCGCTGTGGCTGTAGCTACTAAAGCTAACACTAACAATACAGCATTAACGGGTACGCCAACGGCTCCAACAGCTTCGGCATCTACTAACAGTACACAGATAGCTACAACAGCTTATACAACTTCTGCTATTACTGCGGCTGTTCCTACGGCAGCACAGGTTAATGCACACGCTTATCCTGTAGGTTCTGTATACACATCAGTAGTGGCTACTAACCCTGCTACTTTGCTTGGTGTAGGAGTATGGGCAGTCTTTGGTGCTGGTCGAGTTATGTTAGGTGCTGGTGGTGGATACACTGCTGGTGACGTAGGTGGTGCGACAACTGACTCACACTCCTTGAGTGTTAATGAGATTCCTCCACATACTCATGGACTACCTTTAAGACATGGAGGGGGTAATGGTACTTCACCTTATTATGCTGTTACGCATGAGGGTTCATACTTTACATCTAATTCAACAGGTGGTGGTGCAGCCCACACACATGACATAATGCAGCCGTACATCGTAGTATACATTTGGAAGAGGACATCATAATGTTTGGATTAGCAGGTTTAGTATCAGGTGGGTTAGGATTATTAGGGAGCTATCAAGCACAGCGTAAGCTAGGTGAAGCTCAAGACTCTATGCGTCAAGCAGGAGATAGGGCATTTAAGGAAGGTCAGTATAAACCATATGGTGTAACCTCTGGTGCAGGTACTGCTTCTTTTAAAGATGGACAAGCATCCTTTGATATGGATCCTCGTTACCGAGCGCAGCAAGAACAGATGTTTGGTCTAGGTACTTCTGCTCTTAATAGGGCTGGTGGTAGCTACGATGATCTAGCAACACAGATGTACGATAGACAGCGTAATATAGGTGCTGGTGTTAGAGAAGGTGAAGCACAGCGTCTAGGTGAGAGTATGTTTGGCTCAGGTACTGGTGGCTTACGTGTAAGTGGTGAGGCTCTAGGTGCAGGTAGTGGCTCAGGTATGCTAAGTCCAGATGGTTATGGGTTTGCTCAAGCATTTGCACAGCAAGATGCTGTAGATCGTAACAACGCATTTGCTCAAGCACAACAACAAAGGGCTGCTGACATTGCTATGGGTACAGGTATGTTTAGTCAAGGGCAAGCTATGGATGATAATGCTCTGGCTATGATTGGTGCTGGTGGTCAGTTAGGCGCACAACAATCCGCAGCTAACAATGCAGCTATGGGTAACTACATGAGTGGTTATGGTAAGGCTGCTGACTTTACAGCACGTAGAGGGCAGTCTATGGCTGGTGGGTTAACTGGTCTAGGTAGTTCTCTAGGTAGTTTTAGTGGCATGAGCAGTCCAATGAATGGTGGGTATGGATCTGGTATGGGTGCTGCTAATTCGGGATTTAACAATGGAAGTTTTACAAGCCGATATGGTACAGGGTATAGAAGATATGGACGTAACGGATATAACTTTGGGTTGTAAGGAATAAGATTATGGCTAGTGATGTAATGAGTTTATTTGGTATGGATCCTAATGTGATCCAACAGAATCGTGTACAGCAGGGTGTTGATAACGCATCTCGTATGAGTGCTGACTTTGCTGTTGGTGCTGCTGGTGGACAATTAGCAGGTGCTGGTATTAATTCAGCCTTTGGTTTACAGACACCTGACATGGCACAGGCTGCTAGTGTACAGTCAGGATTACAAGGAGCAGACTTAACCACTGCTGCTGGTTTACGTGCGGCTGCACAGAAACTAATGATGAATGGTGACTATGCTCAGGCTATGGCTTTACATGCTCAGGCTAGAGATATGGAGGCAGCTAACACTACTGCAACTAACTTAGAGCAAGATAGGCAACTAGGTAAGACAAGTAATATTGTAGTACAAGCAGCAGTTTCTGATCCTAAAGATATACTTGGAGGTTCTCCTGCTATAAGTCACACTGTACGACAGAATTATGATGGTACAGTAGATGATGCCACAATGGGTTCATCCCATGCTTCCTATGCAGATTGGATGGTAGCAGTAAGAGCGCATCTAGCCAAGAAAGGTACTGTAGAGGATGATGAAGAGGATAGCACTGTTGAGAATCTTAGCCCAACTGAGGGTGGAGGCGCGGCTGAACAAGCGGCTAATCAGTTTGATGCTGAGTTAGAAGCCGAAATATCCTCAAACAATCCAGATGATGCTGATTATAGTTCAGTAGATAAAAAAGCTGAGTTGGTTAGATTAGAAGACGACATGAAGGATATTTATACATACTTGTTTTCTGGAGCCAGACGAGACACAGGTGATAGAAAAGCTAAGGCTGTAGAGTTATTAAAAATTAAAGAGAGACTACGAAAGTTAGGTGTTACTGAGAATGACATTGAACGGATGAGTGCTGGATATCGTCCAGAAGCAGTTGGCCCATAACTTGAGGTAGTCCATGACAATTTTTTATGAACACCCTACGTTAGGGACTATGGAGTTTCCTAATGGTACTCCAAGAGAAGTAATGGTTAACGCTGTAGTTGCTAAGGAAGCAGAAGAAGGACAGCAATATGGAGCATTTGAAACTTTTGGTGATCAAGCAGGACGATCTTTTACTTCTAGTATTAGAGGCATCAAGGACTTTGTAGGAGTAGAGAAAAATCCTAGAGAAGAGTTTGAGGATCAAGTAGCTGAGTATCGTTCAAGAGTACAGTTTGAACAGAACCCTACATCATCTGTGCTTGGTATGTTAGCTGGTGGTTTAGCTGACCCTGTAACCTTACCTGCCTTTGCTCTTAAGCCTTTGACCTTTGCATCTAAGGTAGGTACGTATGCTGCTAGAGGTGGCGTACAAGGCTTACTAGGAGGATCTCTTGAGCCTGTCTATGAGCAGTATGGAGACTCTCGCGTTGCTTACATCATGGCTGGTGGTTTGCTAGGCTCTGGCTTAGGTGCTGGCATAGGCAAGATTGCTAGTAAGTTTGGTTCTAAAGCTGCTGATGAAGGTACTGATTTAAAAGATGAATCAGAAGCCGCTATTGGTGCTGTAGCAGATGCAGCAGGGGACGTTCCTGTTCGTAGTGTAGCTCAAGCACAAGCTAAGGTACAAGCTGAATTAGAAATAGAAGCTAAGGGCGCACCTACACAGCAAGCCTTAGATGATCTAGGTAAAACTCTTGCGAAAACTAAATCACAAGTAGGCCAGATAGATAATATTCTAGCTACTCTTAAAGGTTCTACTGGTAAACCTACATTGGGTAGTAGAACTAGAGCGAATCAGTTAGAGGCTCAGAAGGTAGAAGCTAAGAAAACTATACAGCGACTAGAAATACAGAAAGCAGAAGGGGATGTACTACGTAAGGCTGCTATTAATTTAGAGAATCTTAAGCTAGGTAAGTTTAGTAATCTTCCAGATTTAAAGAGTAGAGTACAACAAGCATCAGGTGCTATACCTCGTAGTAGAATAGCAGAAGGTGTAGCTGATCGTAGTGGACAAACAATCAAAGGGGCAGCAGGTTTTGGTGTGGCTCCTACTGGTGGTCAACGTGGTGCAGGTGCTGTATTACCTAGACCTTTCACTAATGCTGTACCAGAAGCTATGACTCCGTTTAATGCAAACACTAACAGAATACTAGGCTTTGAATCTTCATCAGAGAAAGCAGCTAGGCTAGGTGTAGGATCTCAAACAGGTGCAGCACGTTCCAGATTTAATCAACCTAATCAGTCTATAAGTTCAGCAGGTGGCCCCAGTAAAGCATCTTTAGTTGGAGGTGAGTTACTACCTCGTACTGTTGATAAGCCTGAGACTACAGCTAAGGTTGCAGCAGGTAGGTACAAAGGTGATGATCCAGATAAAGTCATCAACATAAAGGAAAGCACTGCTGTCAAGGAAGCAAGGGCAGAAGTCCAAGCTAAGATGAACGCTGGTGAGAGGCTTACTGATGATGATCTAAGAAAGTTAAAAGATGTTGAGGATGCTGATGTTCTTTTGAAAAAGTATGCAGATACAGCAATGAAGGTAGCTGGTTCCCGTGGATTAGATACTGCTAAACTCAGAGGCATGATGCGTGGTCGTCATACGTTTAAAAACATAGACGCAGCATCAAGGACTCTACTTAAGAAGAACGACATTGAAGACTTTGAGGACATGATAGATTTTATTCTTGCTAATGATGACAGAATCTTTAGTGCAGAAGAGATGAGAATGTTACAGCCTCTATTCAATGAAGTAGAAAGAAAGTTGTTTAATGCTTATGATATTCTAGGTAAATCAACTGATCTAACTGATGAGACAATTGCTTTAATACATTCTGACATCAACTTATTCTATGGTATACAAGCATGGAACAAAGGACAAGGTAGTAAGGTGTCTGCTGCATTAAACCACAGAAGGAAGATGTTGCAAGACATGGCAGATAATCGTATGATAGATTCTTTATTCGCAGGAGTTAAGTGTAAATGAAATTTTCACCAGCATGTGAGGTTGCTAATACTTCTCTGTCTGTTAATGCTGCTCGTATCAATGAGTTTGGAGATGCACAGAAAGCAGAGTTCTATCGTAAGGTAATAGCCAGAGATGATAAGAATGATTCTACCTCTGGTATTGCATTAGATGTAATCATTAACGGAATGTTGTCTGGCACAGGTACTCCTGCTGTTAACATCATGTCTATGTTTATACAGTCTATGATGAAACCTTTGATAGACTCTATTGGTTTAGTAACAGACTCTATTAAGTTAACTAATGGTGGTCGTGAATGGAACCAAGTTAAGTCTATGTGGGAAGCATCTATTGATTCCTTTGCTCAAGACTCTGTTTACTTTCGAGAAGGATTCCGTAAAGGATATTCATTAGAACGAGACATCAATGAACGTAAGCTAGGAATGACAGGTAAAGATTTCAAGGCTTTCCTTAAAGATGAGATGGGTGTTGATGACCCTAAGATGTTAAGCACTGAACAGATGGAAGATATCCTTCTTGATATGCAAGACTATATGCACAACAACATCGGTCGCACTAAGTTTGGTCAGGCATTTGGAGGGGCTGGTGAAACTTTTGTTCGCTGGCCTACTAAGCTAATCGTAGGTATAGATGAGTATGGTAAGGCAAGGTTCCGTAGGCAGAGCATGTTTCAAATGGCTTCTAAGTTTGCCAAGGAAGATAGCAAAGCTGGTATGGGATCCTATGATGAGTTGTATACTCAGTATAAGAAAGATTTATTCTCTGATGCTGCACAAGATACAAACTGGGATGTACGTACCAAGAACTTTGTAGCTACTAGAGCAGGTAATCAAGTTGCCTTTGATGGACAGAAGAAAGGATTGAAAGTTAGTATCAAGGATGAGACTGCTGACATGGCTGCTAAGAGAGCAGAGGCTGCTAAAGAGGGTAGACTTGCTATCTCTCTTATACGTGATGATGCTTTGTTCAATGCCTTTCAGCAGAAGTTAGCTGGTTCCCCTCGTAAGATACAGCAACTACGTCATGATCATCCTGCCTTTGCTCTGTTCGTTCCATTTATTAAAACTCCTTGGAACATAATCAAAGAAGGTTATAATTATATACCTATCATTCCAGCAATGAGGGCTGCTTATACTACTAAGGAAGGTGTAAGTAAGGTACTGTTTGATTTGAGAACTAACAAGATACCTCTACATGGTGAGCCAGCTAAGATGAGTTATGATGAGTTGATACCTCGTCAGATCATAGGCATGACTATGTTTGCTACGATAGGGGCTATGTATGATGAAGATGTTATCACTGGCAGTATCCCTCGTACAGCGTCAGAGAGACAGCGTTGGAAAGATGCAGGTATCTTACCCTACTCTATCCGTATAGGTGATACATGGGTAAGCTATCATCGGTTTGAACCTTTGGCTACACCACTAGCTATGGCTGCTGACCTGTTTACTTTCACTAAAGAGTATGCAGATGATGAGGATATTAATTCAGAAGAGGCGGCAGAGTTAACTGCTAACTTGGTGTACATGGTTAAGAGTAACATAACCTCTAAGACTTTCCTTGAAGGTATGCACACTCTAACAGCCATGATCGTAGATCCTAACGTGTCTATTCAGAAAGGATTGATAGAGACTGTTTTCCGTCCAATGACTCCTGCATTAGTAGCACAGACTGCTAAGATGTTTGATGGTTATGATCGACAGGCAGAGGACACATGGGAAAGGTTACAGTCTCGTATCCCTGTCTTCCGTGAGCAGCTACCTAAGAAGTATGGTGTGTATGGTGACGCTAAGAAGATAGACATTACTCAAGCATGGAGTAGTGTGCATGTATTCGATGCTAGTAATCTAACACCACTACAACAAGAGATGCAAAGGGTTAAGTGGAACAAAGGTGGTATCACAGGTAAGTTGAAGGGAGTTAAGTTATCTAGTGAACAACTAGGTGAGCTACGTCAGATGAATGCAGAGATGTTAACTCCTGTACTACAGAGCATTATTGATTCTCCTGCTTATCAGAACTCTTCTGATAGTCTTAAGAGAAAGAGGCTTGATCTTATTTCAAATAAACTACGAGGTAAGTTAGGTACTATGTTTGCTCATCAACTACGTCAACAAGATCCTGAGTTTGCTAAGAAGTTCTTATCGGCTTGGTATTCTAGGAAGGGACTGTCTGATGATATGCCTGATAGTCTTAAGGACTAGGCGTAATGAAGGGGGCTTAATTGCCCCCTATTAATTTCCCTAGGAAACTATTTCTTCTTTAGGTTCTTTCGTTTAGGTTTCTCTTTTAATGGTGGTAGACCTTTAACACTTCTCATGATAGTAGACAATGCAGCCTCAGTTACCTGTACTGTCCTACCACTAGATAGTGATATACTTCTAGCCTCTTCATCAACGAATACTACTTGGTTCATATTCAACCAATGAGTGTTTAACTTTACCCACATTTTCCCTCCAACTCAAACTCTATCAGCATATCAACACAGTGCTTGGCTTTAGCCAGATCCTGTAATGGTGTACCCTTATCCTGATAACGAGTGACATACTTAATGATTGTATGCTGTAGTGCATTCAACTCGTTAGCCATAGAATACTGCATGGGCTGTATAGATAGGTTCGTGTAGTGATTACCACCAACCTGAGTCTCACTGGCTAACTTCTCAAAGTCAAACAAAGGTTCTATTCTATCTTCAATCATAACTGTCATACCTGTATGGTTCTTCTAGTTGCATTTCTAGGTTGTAGAAGTTTCTTTCGATAACATCCTCAAACCTATTAACTATATCCTCAGATTCTAATTGCAGTACATCAACAAGGATAACCTCATCCAACTGCTTCAAGCGACCTTTCAACTCTTCCAAAGTTAGAGCCATAAGTCCTCCGTAGATACGCCATTGATACAGGCAACTCATCAAAGCTACCATCCTGTACATCATTGAACACCCATAGACCAGACCATGATCCGTTAGTCTGAGGGTTAAGGTATGCCTCGTCATGTTGATAGTAGATACCAGCAAACAGACCAGTCATATTTAAACCATCAGCCCTACGTGCATAGGCTATGTCTCTATCTTGAACATGTCCCATAACACAACTCATGTACTTCTTCTGTAGCAGTAGCTTGGCAGAGGACACTGGCCTACCCATAACACCAGAGGTGAAGTAGTGACAGTATGCCACACCATCTATGACGATAGGGTCTAGGAAGTCTTGCACCTCCCATCCTTTAAGATCAAGATCAGCAAAGCTAATCAGACCATCCAGCTTTGAGTCGTGTTCAACAGCACGTTCAATACGATACTCATGGTTGCCTAGTAAGAACACTAAGCGAGGATTCCATTGCTTCTTCTTGCCATTCTTAAGGCGTAACTGTTCTCGTTTGATAGGGGCTAAGAACATCTTCATTGCTTCATTACCTGCTGCAATGTCCTTAGTGTACCGCCTACCTTCAAAACTCTTAGTCCCTACATCATAGCTGCTAAGACTTGGCATGTCCCAATGATCACCTAGATGTACAATCACATCAGGTTTCATCTTAACTGCATAGTGTCCAGCCCATGTCATATGGTCATAGTTAGCATCAGGTTTGATCTGAGTATCTGGTATAATTAGATGTCTCATTTCTTCTTCCTTTTAGTTCGTTCTTCTCGCTCATCACGGGTTTTAGTTCCATGGCAAGCATGACATAGAATCTGATACCCATCTTCCTCTAAGAACATACGAGTGATATAGGTATTCCAATCTATGAATCCTTGTGAAGGATCGACAACAGGGTTAATGTGATCAACAGCAGCATTATTCCTACGTCTTGACTGACCCCTAAGAGGTGGCAAAGTAGCAGGGCCGATAGTACCACAACCAGCACATAAGTACCTCCCAGTAGAAACTCTAGCAGATTTCTTAACATCAGCTTTGACACCCCATTTACTATGCGCTCCACGTAGAGCAGAGATTATGAAAGACTTGTGTCTAGCTTCTGTCCATCGTCCGTTGTTACGGGTCTTGGTGGTTGCCATATCTCATCTTCCTCTCTGCGTAGGTGCAGTAGTATTCCATTTTCAATCGCACGTTCTTCACTACCTAGTTCTTCAACACAGGTGTCGTACATTTCTAACTCAGTCTTACCTTCCAATAGCTTTGCAGCTTTCTTAGGGCCAACGCCATACACACCTTTGATGTTGTCAGCAGCATCACCTACTAGGAATTGCATATAGAAATTATACACAGCTTCCTCCTTGGTAATGTAAAAGAGTTCCTTCTTAACGAAGTTGTAATGTCCACACACAAGCTGATAGAAGTCCTTGTCTAGTGAAACGATTATTGCTTCTGGGTTCTGTGTTGCTCTGATAGCAATCCTATCATCTGTCTCTTCACCTTGAGTGACGACTGCACCATGCTCCTCTACTAGGTAGTCCCGTAGAGCAGCAATGTGCGAAGGTTTATTACTTGACTTCCTGTTACCCTTATACTCAGCAGTAACAGCATAGTCATGACGGAAGTTATCTGGGCCAGTTAGGTACAGTTCAACTTCATGTTCCTCATCGTCAGAGTCCATCACTAAATCTTCAATGATGGTTGTGAGGTAGTTACTCATAGTAGTACAAGCAACTTCCTCACTCTCATCCTCACAGGCGAAGCCGATACGATAACAGAATATATCAGCGTCTATGAGAAGTAACATCTATAACTCTGGTACATCGTCAAAGGCTGCATCGTCCTTGGTGAAGACAACGAGATCATCGACACGCGCCTTGGATAAACCAACACCAACACCTGTCTTACCCTTGAAGTTATAGTCGTAAGGCTTAATGATAAACGTACACTTGCTACCATTACCTACTGGGTTCTCCATCTTAAAACCATCAGCATCCTCAACGCGAGGTGCAAACTTAGAAGACTTGGCAGTTACAAAGTAACCACGATCATCACCCTTGTTCTTAACACTGATGCCCATACCCTCCAAGCGATCTACTTGTTCCTCAGATAGCTGACTCACATCAACTTGATACTTGTCTGACATTTCATTCTTCTCTAGGAATGAGAACCAGAAAGCGGTGGCTTGGATCTTTACTACTTCATTTAGATTTTGCATGGATTTTAATTCCTTAATAATTTAAAAGTACACTAGACCTAATTGCAAAGTTTCCTAGGGAAACTCTAGTGTGTTTCTGCCCAACTGTGACCAACCTTATAGTCACCATCTAATGGACAGTTCATACTGAACCACTCTCCAGCTTCTTTGATAGCGAGTCTACCTAACTCACCTACCTCATCGGCCTTGTCCTCAGTGGTTTCTATCTGCCACTCATCATGTACATTAGCAACTATCTTAAACCATACCCTGCGCTTAGTTAGTTTCTCATGTAGTATGACCAGTGCTTTCTTCATTACTACAGCACCTGCTGATTGCAATAAAAAATTCAAAGCTGAATGCTCTGACTCGACACGCAACCTTCTGCCGTCCAGCCCCTGTAGTGTACCATTAGTACGCATAGCAGTCAACACCTTCTTCTTTAGCCTAGCATAGGCAGGTAGATTCTTCATGAACTTATCGACTAGCTGCTTACCTTTATGGGATGAGCCTCCAGCGATCTGTCCTATCTTTGCACTACCTCCACCATAAATCAGAGCGTACACAAAAGTCTTCGCCTGATCTCTAGTTTCTAAGCCAGCCATCTTCTGATTGTATGTATGTATATCTCCTTCTAATAATTGTTTAGTGTAAGCCTTATCATTCATGTAGTGGGCAAGCATTCTCAATTCTAAACCAGAAGCGTCTATACCAACTAACACATTACCTTCATCAACAATCCAACAGGCACGACAGTCAGTACCATACCATGAGTCTCTACCCCATAGTAACTCACCTGTCTTCTTGTCATGCTTACTAGCTGGCACTTGTGCCATGTTAGGGCTTTGGTGGGTGAAGCGTCCAGAGACAGCACCATTAGTTATACACCGCCCATGTACACGACCATCATCAGACACTGCATTGACCCAGTTATCTATCTGACCTACTCGTTTCTGTAAGGTTAGGTACTCACCTATAAGCCTTGCTTCTGGTAGATCAATGGATGCTAAGGTCTTCTCGTTAACAATTATGTTACCCTTCTCAGTCTGGTCTTTAAATACTATTCCTTTTCCTTGGAGGCGTGAGGCAATTTGCTTTCTGCTTCCGAGGTTAAAGACTGTGACTTTATCCTTGAGTTTCTTTCCTGTCTTTTCCGAGACTCGTTCCTCCACCAAGGGAGGGAAGACTTCTTGGACTTCTCTTTCAAGGACATTCATACGCTCCATGAGGTTAGTTAATAACTCGTTAGCCCTACCTATGTCTAACTTAAAACCATTTCTCTCTTGCTCAGATGTTATCACTGCTACTTCATGCTCAAGCTGTATACTCTCATCAGAGAAACCATCCTTACTTAGGGCGGTAGTTAGATACTCTTCTAACTTAACTGTCAAGGATACGTCACGCTTACAGTACGTGATCATTTCCTCTGATAGACCACCATCATAATCATGAAAGTCAATCTTAGAATAACCAAGACGTTCTCCCCATGCTTCTAATGAGTGCCCACCTGATAGCCTAGGATTCCATAGCCTTGACATTAGCAGTGTGTCCCTTAACTTATTATCAGGGATTACTACATTCCATAGTTCCTTTAGTTTAGGTGCATCAAAGCCAACGATGTTATGTCCTACGAATACCTCACCTCGTACTGAAAGATCGCGTGAACATTTGTCTACTATCTGCATTGAGTTCCGTAATACGCTTACTCTTTTCTCTCCTGTTATGTGCAAACCACAGCACCATATGTGATCCATAGCCGTAGTTGTTTCTATATCTAATGTTATCATTGTCTTCTATTCTCCCTAGTACATAGTTGCCTATCTTACTCATTCATCACCTCTCGCATGAGTCTGAACACGACTCCTAAAGAATCCTTCATGGCTAGGAGATTCCTTCATAAACTTTCTGGCATAGAAGGGACTCCAGTTATTATTTATTTTAAACTCACCACCAGAATCAATAATAGTTTCCCATCTTAAGGCATGGAAGACAGCCCTAGAACTGTAGTGCTTACGGACAGCCATTGCTTTCAATGCAAACCTTTTGAAGCCCTCATATATTTCGGGGTGATCGTTATCAAACTCATTGAAATTCTCATCAGTATACTTAGTCATGCGTATTCTCCTTGCTTTACTTTCTTATAGAAATACTCAGGGCCGCGTGAACTATACCACTTATCTACTGCATTAGTTCTCCACTTACCTGTAGCTACAATGTACGTGAACTCATTATCAATAACTAAGTTACGTCCGTACCCTTGGTCTAACACCTCAGCACCTAACTCATCGAACTCTATTAACACACCCACTCGCTTGAGTGCTACCTTGATAGCTTGTCTAGCTGATGGATCATTACTGTTACCTAACAGTTCCATTAGTTCACCACGCTTATCTACCAGTTGATCGTATGTCATAGCTCATCCTCTTCTAATACTTCTAACATTCTACCAGTAATGTGATCATAGAGTAAAGGGGATGCCTTACCTGTGATGCCACAGAATCGGTTCTTAAGTACCCGTACATAGGTAGTGTTACGTTCCTCTGTATCCTCAGCTTGTCCATTACGTTCAAGACCTAGAACCATATCACTAAGCTGTGCTATAGAACCAGAGCCACGAAGCTGTGACAGGCTAGTAGCAGCACCTTCCTCATGACCTTTACTGTCAGGACGCTTGAGGTGTGAAACGATGAACAAGGCTATCCCTGTCTCCTGTACGAGCATCCTCAGCCTAGTCATGATCTCATCTAATGCCTTGCGCTCATCACCATTAGCTTGTGCTGACACAACAATAGACACATGATCAAGCACAACATACTTACAACCTAGTCCCTTAGCCATGTACCTAACACGACTGACAATATTATCTACACCAGTAGAACCGAAGTGATCAAACAGGAACACACGATCAGTACCTAGTGTGGCATTGAATGCGTCTAGTCTTTCCTCATCCGTAGCTACAGTGTCAGGTAGGTGTAAAGGTTTGTTAGCTGCAAGACTCATAAGAGACAGTGCTGCTTTCTTTATACTTTCCTCAAGGAATAATATACCTATGTTATCCTCAGTCTTACTAATGATCTGCCAGATAATCTCTCGCATGAACTGACTTTTACCTAGCCCAGATCCAGCCGTAACTGTGACCAGTTCTCCGAATCGGATTCCATAAGTGAGCTTATTGATCCCTTCATATGGGTAGAGACATTCGGCAGGTGCAATGGGCTTATTAACTTCATCCCATAAGCTACTCCCTGCAACAATTCCATCGGGAACAAATCTCTCTGATGCCCACCAGCGATCAACAAACTCTTTGTTGCGTCCGAACTTAACATAATCATTTGCATCCTTCTCATCCTTAGTGTGTTTGAATACCTTGGCCTTACCACCAAACAACTCAGCCACTTGGTTAGCAGCTTTCATACCTGACTCATCTGCGTCAAAGCACACTACGATATTCTCATAGCTGTCTAGGTATTCATAGCTGGAACGACAGTCCTTCAAGGCAGCACTGCTACCATTCTTTATTGATACTACAGGGTACTTACTACCAAGCATCTGATAGGCAGACATAGCATCATACTCACCCTCAGTTATGGTGATGTACTTACCACCCTTGGTGAATAGGTTCTGTCCGAATAGAACAGTGTCCTTCCAGTTACCCTGAGTACGAAAGTCTTTATCAGGTGAGCGTGTCTTAGCACCAACTAAGTACCCATCCTTATCATGATACCCGAAGTGCATTACATCCCCTTGGAGTTGGGCCTTGTATGCCTTACAGGTGTCGCTTGATATGCCTCGGTTAACAACACTCTTGTATTGTCCAGACACTAAACTTTCTTTCAACTTGTCAAAGTTACCATTAGGTTTCTTATCGGTACTGCTTGTTATCTCCATACTATCTCCTACCTTCTTTCTTGTTTCACATACAAAGCAATATGACCAGCCCTTATCATCTATGGACATGCCATCACTGCTGCTACAATCGTCACACGCTAAATGCGTCCTTAGAAATGCCATTAGTAAAGTCCTCATAGTCTCTTGGGTTCATGATATGAGATAGCACTGTATCTAAAGCGATCAGTGTGTCCCACTTCTGCGAATCATAACTCTCCTCATACACTACAATGAAGTAGTTCATAAGAACTTCTACTGCTACCTCGTTAGCCTGTTCGGGAGTTACCTCAATTTTAATTGTCATTACCTACCTCCAGTAGTTTAGCTTTAAGTTTAACAACCTTGTCAAGATGGTACGTCATGAACCTACTACCTTGTCGTATAGCTGTCTCATAGTTATCAATCTCCTTCTGTATTTCCATACGTTGTTTAGACTCTGATAACTTTTGCTTAAGAGATTTATTCTTAAGCGTCTTGATCTGCATTTCTGTCACTCATCTTCCTCCATAATATCATTGATTAGTTTCTGTTGTAGCTGATTAATCTCTACGAATAACATCTTATCGTGTACGTGCCAAGCACAAGTGTTAGCTGATCGGTGGATCAACTTAGCTATGTTGTTGTACGATACATTCATAGCCCGTAGACAGACGATCCTCTTTAAGTCACGCTCAGAGATAGAATTATAGTTTGTCCTAGGCTTCTTGGCAAGCACTGATCGTGCTGGTACATTCTCATAACTGTCCTTGATCTTGGGAACAAAGATAATACTCATCGTCTATCCCCTGCAATGTGATACTCATTACCCTCTAACACCTCAATGTCTGCCTCGTACTCTGCTCTTGCTTCCTCAACCATAGCCTGTACATCAGGATCATCACTAGCCTCTAGTATCTCAAAGATGTAGCTGTCTCTCTCTATCCTCTTGAGGTACTGCTCAGGCAGGATAACAGTACGGGTATTCTTAGGGTCAACTAAGTTCTGTACGTACCTACAGTCCATGTTCTCAACCACTGTGCTAGGTGACAAGCCCTGCTTAACTCTGTCTTTTAAAATCGCCATGTTATTCGTCTCCAATAGTTAACAAATCAATTCTTGATGTTGTAATAATTTCATTATCTATAGACTCCATGCACTCATTGCACAAGTCTAGGTACTCACTACATTCATATCTTCTTGTTGCCTCATAGTCAGACAACTCCTGATCACAACCCATACATCTCATAGCACATCCCTCTAGTCCCTACTATCTTAACACAAGGGGTACAAAGATGTACGTTTATGTGCTATAATCTCTCTTAAGAGTTTAACAAGTAACAATCATTAGATACCTACTCTTACTAAGTAACATACTAATAGGTACACAATAAGAATTAATACAATGTATCTTATAATCATTCCTCTACCACTGTATTACAAAAGGCAACAGCCTCTTCATAGTTCTCATGAGATTCAACTACAGTACCCATGCAATGACTCAGTGGGGAATCATCAACAGTAGTAGTCAACACACTACCAATAATAATTAACGCTAGTAGATACATCATCCATCCCTCCTGTTATAAAATATTATAATACGCTGCTTCTTCTATAAGATCATTCTCTTCTAGCCACTCTAGGCATAAGTCCATGACCATCTTATCGTTCCTTATATCAAAGAACTCTAACCTGTCTGCACTGTACTCACGACCATCATCACATATAAAAATAATGTTTATTACAGTGCCACCAGCCCATGTGAACCGATGATCAGCACATTCAAATACTCTGTACGTTTTCATACGTCACCTCTCTACTTAGTAACAAACAATACAATGTCTTCACCTGTCGTGAGACTAGACACTGGAATAGCTACACCATTCTCTGGTGGTGGCTGTGAACCTACATACGTCCATGACTTACCTGCTTCCAAGTCAGCCTTAACTGCACTGACAAACTCAGGGTTATCTAACGCGAACATGCCTGACATTAACATAATACCTATAAACATAACTCAATCCTCTCTTAATAATTTATCTACAGCTACACCACATAGCACTGCTGCTATCAATGCTGCCATAGGATTACCACTGAATAATGCTGCACCACAGAACCCTATGATCGCACCTACTATAAACCTGCCTAATGTTTTACTCATGCTACCTCCTCCAATTTTATGTATCCAATTTTATACAAAGTTTCATTATAAACTTTCTTAGCCTTGCGTCCATGAGCAGGGTAGATGATCAACTCCACATCCTTATCCCAACATGATCGACAGGTATCACACTTCCCATCTCTCTCGTATGCTAGACAGACCTCAGATTTCCCTAGGAAACTAATTGGTGTCTCTACATAGGGGACAATAGTGGAAGTAGTAGCCCCATCAACAAGTCCACCTGTAATACTATCACTGCTAAACCTAACAACAACATTGGGGAGTAAAGCCATTGCATCTAACACCTCCTTATATTTATCGAACTTATACTGTCTAGTTGGGAACCAATGCTGACACCAAGGCGTAGCTTTCATGATAGCATACATCTTCCACGCCAGCTTGGTTGTATAACAATCACCGCTATCGAACCAACGAAAGTATCGTGAGTTATCTAGCTTGACTATGAACTCATCAACAAACTCAGGACGTTTCCAATCCTCCTTGTTGTGTTGGCGTAGTGCCTTAACACTAGGCATCTGATAGAAGCCACCTCTTGCGTAGCATATCTCACAAGCTGCAACGACAGCACCAGTGACAATATCTACAGCACCAGCACATGTAATCATAGCTTCTAGTGACCATGAAAAGCATGGCATCTTACTGGCTGCACTAAACTTTATACTACTCATCTTTATCTTCCTCCCTCTGCATATAAGATACAAGGTTAGTTGTCATCATCACACCTAGCATGAAAATTCTTTTCTCATCTGAACACAACTTATCTGCATAGTCTTGCAGTTGTTGAGGCTCTTTGAATGTAGCTACAAATGGGTATGTTCCTAACTTAATCATAATCACTCACTCCAAAAAACATTATCCAGACCATATTGCTTAGCAATCACTGGCAGTAATGGACTCACTGAAAACTCAGCCTCATCGTCAAAACTTCGGTTAGTATTTTGAGAAATTATAGTCAATAAAATATAGCCTTGACCATCTAAAATGTAATACTTGTACTGATTCATGATAACTTCCTCTTGGTTTATGTAACTGTGTTAGGAGATAGCTTAACTACGGGGAATGTAGCAAGCTACCGCCTAATGCAATTTCCCTAGGAAACTTTAGCAATGATACCATCTTGCATCGTCACCTTGGCAAAGAACTCCCTGCCAATGCCCGTGATGTGTGGGCGGTTAGCACCTACAAGATCACCATTCTCGATGTACTCATTACCGAACAAGCTAGTCTCTATATACTTTAGAGGATAGCCGATAGACTCTTTTAATACGCGCTTACTTTTGTATGGGAATACTAACATGGTACTGCCTCCTTACCTAATTTAATTGTATCTGCTAAGAACACCTCACTACGAGCGTGTGCTTTCTTGCGATAGTTTTTAACCTCACACTCAACAATATACTTATCTGTTGGGTCACTGAAGTGTTCCATGTACTTCATAGCACCAGCATAGCTAGGCAAAACATGCCAGCCAGACTCGTAGTATGTACCACCAGATCCATCACGAACCCAATCATTACTGGCACCGATCCAACGATCACATTGTATATTACGATCACCATCAACACCATGAAACAAAGTCTTCCATGAATTATCCTGATCACTAACCTTCATTATCTTGAATGCTTTCATTCTCCCTCAACCTCCGTATAAAAATACCAGTCACCAGTTGAACACTTGATGAACCCTCTAGCAATTGCTCTTGCAATCAACTCATCTGCATCTAACTCAAAGTTAAAGTCAGGCGCATGCTTACTAAAGAACTGCTCTTTAGTAAAATAATATTGTGTACTCATTCGTAATCCTCCACATCTAAACCATCTATCATGGTGCTGCATAAATTCCATGTGCATATAACACCAGCCATGAAGTGGGCCTCATCTTCCTCACTCATACGACTCGCCATAGCAAGTAACTCATCCATATTCTTGGGCGTTTCTACTCCGTCCATGTCCATGAATGGCATTACTCGCGCTTCATACTCATCAACAATA